TTTGCAGGGGCCATATCAGCGGCTATGCAGTCTCACGTCACAGAACACATAGCATTGCAGTATCGCAAAGAGATCGAAGCACAGCTAGGCACAGAGCTACCTGACCAAGATGAGCCACTACCAGAGTCCGTAGAGCGCGAACTGTCTAAGGTGGTCGCACAGGCGGCAGGACAGCTACTCAAGAAGGATCAAGCCGAGGTAGCCGCAGAGGAGAACGCCAAACAACAGGCAGACCCCCTGACACAGATACAGCAGCGTGAGATGGCTATCAAAGAACAAGAGCTTCAGCACATGATGAAGATGGATCAGGCAAAGCTGCAGCTTGATATGGAGACTAAACGGGCGAATGTCGGTCTCCAAGAAGGTCGCATGGAAGCCGACAATGCTAAAGCAGCGGCTAACATACAGCTAAAAGTAGCCGAGTTGCAGACAGAAGAAGATACCACAGCTATTAAACTAGCGATGGAAGCAGCTAGAGACATAAACGATAGGGACTAAGATGACTTTAACTAAAGGCAATAAAAAGACAGTTAAGAAGGTTGTAAAGGGCTTAAAGAAAGCCTCTAAGTTACACGCTAAACAGGCTAACACACTAAATAAAATGGTTAGTTCTTCTAGGAAGAAGGTTTAGATACGTGGAGCAGAGTATATTCTTAACGGTGCTAAATCGTATAGAGGAACAACGCAGCGCAATACGTCATCATCTAGCAGGTGGTGGCGCTACAAATGACAGAGAATACTGGAAGTTTGTAGGCGAGTATGAAGCGTTGGGCAACACAGTCGCAGAGATTAAAGAAGTAGAACAACGGTATATTGATCCATAGAACTTTTAGTTGTATGGCAAAGTTACGTGGATAGTCCACGCAAAGGCGCTGTGAGCCTTTAATCACTGCTAGGAGAGTAAAATGTACGCGGCGAACAAGTTGGAAGATAGCGAACTACAGGCTAAACTTCCAGAGCCTAAAGGCTTTAAAGTTTTAATCGCAGTCCCAGAACTAGATGGAAAGACAGAAGGCGGCGTTATTATGCCTGATGCTCTTAAATCTATGGAAGAGACAGCATCTATCATTGGGTTTGTTATAAAGACCGGACCCGAGGCTTACACAGACAAAGAGCGGTTCCCTAGTGGACCCTACTGTGAAGAGGGAGACTTTGTAATCTTCCGTTCTTACTCAGGCACTAGATTTAAGGTGATGGGTAAAGAGTTTCGTATTATCAATGATGACACCGTAGAAGCGGTGGTAGAAGACCCACGGGGGTATAGTAGAGCATGAGTGGCGCAGAGCAAGCTGTAGAAAATACAGGCACCGTAGAAGTCAACATGGAATCATCGGATGACCTTATTGTAGAGGTTGAAGATGATACTCCTGAAGAGGATAAAGGCCGACCACGCCGAGCTAAAGGTGAAGAAGCTGACATTCCAGAGGACGATGACTTACAACAACACAGTGAGTCTGTTCAGAAGCGGATTAAGAAGCTAAAGTTTGAGTATCACGAAGAACGCAGGCGTAAAGAAGAAGCAGAACGAGAACGTGAAGCGGCTATACAGTACGCGCAAAGTGCTAAGAGTGAGGCTGACAAACTACGCAAAAACCTGTCTGAGGGTGAAGGCGTTCTAATCACACAGGCGAAAGCACGTAACAGTTCTGAACTTACTCAAGCAAAAGCCGCTTACAAACAAGCGTATGATGCTGGTGACTCTGATGCGGTAGTTGAAGCGCAGTCAGCTATGGTAAAACTACAGACCGAAGCTGATCGTATTGAAAACTGGAAGCCTAGATCATCAGAAGCTCCGCAGCAACAGCAGGCACCTGCAGCAAGACCTCGCGCACCTGAACCTGATAAGAAGGCGCAAGAGTGGGTAGCTAAAAATTCTTGGTTTACCGAGGATAAGGGTATGGAGCGATACGCTATGCTTGTGCATCAGGAGCTAGTAGAAGAAGGAGTTGATTCTTCTTCTGATACATACTATAGTCGAATTGATGGTGCCATGCGGCAGCGTTATCCAGACAGGTTTGACGATGTTACCGAGGACAGAAAACCGCAACGTCAAGCTGGCTCCGTGGTGGCCCCAAGTGGTAGAAATACTGCTACATCACGCACAACGATTAAACTGACCTCCTCTGAGGCCGCTATCGCCAAGCGACTTGGAGTACCACTAAAAGACTACGCGGCGCAAAAACTAAAGGAACTGAACAATGGCTGATCGCAAACCCCGCTCTTTGAACACCCGTGAAACAGGTGAACGTAGAAAACCGTGGAAGCGCGCATCTATGTTACCAACCCCCGAACCGCGTGACGGCTTGTCGTTTCGTTGGATTCGCACAGCTACCTTGGGTAATGGTGATATGACCAACGTTTCACAAAGGTTCCGAGAAGGGTATGTAGCTGTGAAAGCAGAAGATTACCCTGAGTTGCAAATTATGTCTGATATTGACTCGCGCTTTAAGGACAATATTGAAGTCGGCGGGTTATTGCTCTGTGCAATACCTAAAGAATTGCAAGAAGACCGAGAATACGGTCAGTTGGATACTGCACAACATCAGTCCGACGCCGTAGATAGGAATTTCATGCGGGAATCCGACCCCCGTATGCCCGTAATGCCTTCTGAACGGTCTACTCGTACCTCGTTTGGCAAGTAGCTAGACTACTCGCTGTAAGTAAACTCGTAATAGAGGAGAGACTTAAATGGCTCTTACATCTACTCCATACGGTTTGCGCCCTATTAATGCGATTGGTGGGCGTTCCTTTGCGGGATCAACTCGTCAATTACCCATTACTTCTGGGTTCAACACCGCTATCGCCAACGGCGACATTGTGCAGGTAGCCGCGAATGGCACCATCACAAAGGTCACTGAGGTTGGTACAAACGCTGCTTCGTTCCCTGCTGGAACTGTTGGCATCTTTCTTGGCTGTTCATACACTGATACTGTTCGCGGGTTTACTCAGAACAACCAGTGGCCTGCAGGTCAAGTTGCTGCTGATGCTCAGGCTTATATTTGTGATGACCCTAACGCGTTGTTCCAAATCCAAGCTGATGCTGCCGTAGCGCAAACTCTGATGCACAGCAACTTTGCTATTAATCAGACTGCGCCAGACACAGCCAATGGCAATTCCAGAATCTCTCTGGATGTAGCTACCGCTAACACCACCGCTACGATTGCTTTTAAGCTCGTAGATTTCGTTAACGCACCCGGATCAACCGTGGGTGACGCATTTACCGATGTGATTGTTAAGTTCAATCCTTCGTCACATGCGTACACCGCTGGTCTTGGCCTGTAAGGAGATAATCAATGGCTATTTCTCGCGCACAGGCGCTAAAAGAGCTTCTTCCGGGCCTCAACGCCCTGTTTGGTTTAGAGTACGGCAAGTACGAAAACGAGCATGAAGCCATCTACGAAACCGAGTCTTCGGAGCGTAGTTTTGAAGAGGAAGTAAAACTTTCAGGTTTTGGCGCTGCACCCGTCAAAAACGAAGGTTCTGCTATCTCGTATGATAACGCGCAGGAATCATTTACTGCCCGTTACAACCATGAAACTGTGGCTATGGGTTTCTCTATCACTGAAGAAGCGATGGAAGATAACCTGTATGATTCACTGTCCACCCGCTATACTAAAGCACTAGCTCGCGCTATGGCTTATACCAAGCAGGTTAAGGCAGCGGACTTGCTGAACACAGGCTTCGCCACCTTTAACTCAGGTGATGGCGTCACACTGTTCAACACTGCACACCCCACAGTGTCAGGTGCTACAAACGGCAACCGCCCTGCGGTAAATGCTGACCTGAATGAAACTTCGCTTGAGCAAGCAGTAATTGATATTGCGGGTTACGTTGATGAACGTGGTCTTCTTATCGCTGCGCGCCCACGCAAGCTCATCATTCCTACAGGTCTTATGTTTGTGGCAACACGTTTACTGGAAACCGTAAATCGTGTGGGTACAGCCGATAATGATCTTAACGCAATTAACTCAAACGGTTCTATTCCGGGCGGTTATACGGTTAACCATTATCTGACCGATGCAGATGCGTTCTTTATCACTACTGATATCCCGAATGGCATGAAGCATTTTGAGCGTACTGCGATGACAACATCTATGGATGGTGACTTCGATACAGGTAACGTGCGCTACAAAGCGCGTGAGCGTTATTCGTTTGGTGTCTCTGACCCACTGGGTATCTACGGCTCTCCCGGAGCCTAAGATAGGCGTCAATGCTGATTTGAGAGGGGTGACTTCGGTTGCCCCTTTCTTTTTGTCTAAAGGTACTGTATTACTAATTCATCCCTGACAGTCGCACTGTGCGGCTGACATTTGCCACGACAGGAGATTATCATGGCTAACACAACTTTTTCAGGTCCAATTCGGGCAGGTAATATTAAGAATACTACAGGTACAACTGTAGGCACTAACATTGCTAACGTAGGTTACGTTGTAATGTGTCAAGACACATTGCAGAGCCTAGCTGGTGGCGCTCTTGGGGCGGTTGTAACAGACATTGTTATCCCTGCTAACTCTAAGATCGTTAACTGTATCATTGATCTTGTAGCTGCGGCTAACACCACTACCAACATCAGCGTTGGCGAAGTAGGTGGCAATGCCAATACAATTATTAACGCTGTAGCATCAGGTACTACTGTTGGTATTAAGGCTCTGGGCGCTGGCGGCGGTGGAACCTTGGAATGGGGTGACATTGGAACTTCAGACAAGCGTTTAACTGTAACAAGCACTGCTGCTACTAACGCAGGTTCTGTTCGCATTACAGTAACGTACGCACAAGCGTTTAACACAGCAATCCTTCCATAAGGAGTAGCTAAATGGCTGGTCAAGAGGTCCGAGCTTACAACTTTGCGGCAAGCGATAATGCTGCTCTTGTAGGCCCATCACGCGGTAGGTTGCAGGGCGTTTTAGTTAACGCTGCTGCGGCTGCGGCTTTTACCATTCGTAGTGGTAGTGCTACGGGCGAGATTATACTTCAGCTAACTCTGCCTGTAGGTTGGAATGATGTATATATTCCTAATGACGGTATACTTGCTGACAACGGTTGTTTTGTCGCTGCCTTTACAGGCACTGACAATGTAATGACCCTGCTCATAGAGTAAATCGTTATGGCTTCAAAGGGTGAGATGCCGAAGCGTAACAAAAAGAATTTCCGCTCCACTAAGTCTGGGGCGGGGATGACAAAGGCGGGTGTTGCTGCGTATAGACGTAAAAACCCCGGATCGAAGCTAAAAACCGCTGTTACGGGTACAGTTAAAAAAGGCAGTAAAGATGCCAAGCGGCGCAAGTCGTTCTGCGCTCGTTCTGCTGGACAGATGAAACAATTCCCCAAAGCAGCAAAAGACCCGAATAGCCGTCTACGACAGGCTAGAAAACG